CTAGAGAAGTATCGCGACCGGTCAAACTATTACGATAATCTTGCTCCGCATCAGGATTACAAAAGAATCTTAGTTTAGACCTGTTACGTCGATATTTAGTTGGTAGACCTTTTAACACTTTTGAAAAGTGGTTCTTGTTCAATGCTTTATTAGTAAAAGCAGAACAATCAACATCGTGAGCGCCATCAGCAATAGCACGTTTAATCCAACCATCTGTAAGAGCAAGGTAAGGATCAACGTCTAAAGTATTACCATCAATAGCTAATTCTTCAATGTCGTTTGCCATTTGAGCCGCAATCTCTTTCATGAGTGTGTCTTCAAAACCTGCACCCTCGATATTGTCCTCTAATAGCTCCCAACAAAGTTCCCAAGGTGTAACCAAGGCAACTGTCTGAAGAACAACTTGACTACCGGAAGCTTGCACATAGCTACCACTACCCGGAGCGATACATTCAGTTTTCCCGTGAGTAACACGAGTACCGATATGTAAACGGTCAAGTTCCATTACTGGTGCGCTCATATTTACGATACGAGCATGGCGTTTCATCACACTTTCATCAACGACAAAAGTGATGAACTTTTTAGCCTGCGCGGCATTTAGAATACCACCGCCTGAAAAGTCACTTGTTGAAATTTTGCGTAAAGTTACTTCGTTTTCGTTCATTTAAGTAAAAATTAATAATTTAAAATATATTTCGATGTATTAGTTACATCACTTGGATGTATTAGTTAAACATCCCTTTGAAGCTTGGTTCGCTTACTTTCTTCTCGATAATTTCTTCTTCTGATTGAGCAGATTTAGACTTTCCTGCTTTTTTGATCTTAGATAAATCTTTAGTAACTTTTTCAACCTGTTTTACCAAAGGGGCAATAGCAGATTTAAGAACAGCTTCAAGTTTTTTATCTCCTTCAGGTTCTTCGTCTTCTTTTTTCTCTTCTTCTTCTTTCTCTTCTTCTTCGTCATCATTTTCGCCGTCATCATCATCGTCGTCATCTTCTTTTTCTTCGTCTTCGTCTTTTTCTTCCTCATCTTTTTCTTCATCTTCATTATCCTCTTTTTTCTCTTCGTCGTCTTCCTTTTCTTCTTCATCAACTTCTTTGGATTCTTCGTCGTCTTCATCATCTGCTTTATCGACGATACCTTCATCTTTGCAGATTGCAACGGTTTTTTCGACAGCGATGTTGATTACGGCGAAAATATCCTTTAAGGAAAGATTCGCTGATTTGTTGATTTGATCAGAGTCAAAATTAATATTCTGATCTTTGAAGTAGTCAACCAAATCACCAAGTGCTTTCTTTTTTAGTTGTTTTTCATTCATAGAACTAAATTTAACGGATAAATTTTCAATTGTTTTGTAATAATTCGATTTTTTCTGAAGGCTTGACTTAAAACTATTAAAACTTTTCTTTTTTGTCAAATCTTTGAAGGCTTTCATTACGATTGCTCTATCCGGCACGAATGTTTGAGTTGCGGATTTAAAACTATCAATAAGCGCTTCAGGATTCGCAGGACGATCTACAAGAGAAATTTCAATAAGTTCTAAATTAAGAATATCAAATCCTCCGGTAAAAACCTCAATCATTTCTTCTTCACTCTTTTTATTCGATGCCGTAAAGTCATTAAACTTTTTCTTGTCAACCTCTCCTTGTTCATTAACCATGCTCTTAGGAACATTTATCGTTAATGGAACTGCCTCGATGACATTACCTCCAATAGAGAATCCTTTATATACACCCGCTAAGACCTTTTCCCATGCTGAATCATCCACAACCTTGACTTCGATATAAAGATATTTCTTTTTCTCATTAAGTTCATGATCTTTAATTGTTCCAACAGCGCTCGGCATGTGCATTTCTCGAATATTACCGAACTCTAGATAAGATGGTAAAGCCTTTTTAATGGCTTCTATACGAACAATATCACCGTAACTATCTACGGCTTCACTTGTTGCGATACCTCCAACCAATTTCTTTACTTTGTCAACCTTTGAGAAAGGCACAAACATCGCAACTTTATGAATTGGTTCAGGTTTTTTTAATTTAATTTTAACTTCCTTTTCCTTTGTCTTTACCTTGATTGATTTTTTAGCTTTAACTTTTTTCTTTCCTTTAACTCCACCGTTCTTAAAATCATTGGTAGAGATCGAACCTCCACATCCTCCACCTGAACTTTGAGTTCCGCTTCCTCCTTCACCGCTTCCCTTCTTTGTGTCGCAACCTTTATCGCCACACTTTCCAAATTTTTCCTCGAGAGTTTGTTCGGCTTTAACTACGGTAGCAACCTTTTCTCTTTTAAGAACACCTCTTTCATCGACACTCACTATTCCTGTTCGTCTATTAATCTCTTTTCTTTTCTTAATATTTAGGGCTCGCTTTTGTTTGAAACGCTCCATATATGATTCAGTAAATAGTGGCATAAATAAAAAGCTATAAAGTAATCTATTTATACATTAAGCAAATTTTAGAAAAATGGCAAGAAAAACTATGATTGATTCTCAGGACTGTTTGGGCTTGGTTCAACAACTTCCACATTAATATCATCAACAATGTTTGATCCTCTAAGAACTGGAACGACTGAGCAACGGCAATTAGGATGGAAAGGAGGATAAGCCGCATTGTCATTTACGTCATACGGATTGTTCCATGCAACGCTCATGCATATTGGACACGCTGTCACGGCAGGCATTACGGCAACCTTTGCGATCCCAGCATTACTGTACGCCCCTTTTTGAGCTTGACCACTACCACGAATTGTTTCTGTACGAGCAATGATTTGCGACTTCGATTTGGAAAGCGTATTAAAAGTCTTACGGATGTCTTTCGCAATATTTGCTGTTGATTTTCCATCTGCTACTCCATTAATAATTATATTCTTTAATCTTTGATCTACTTGAACCGCAGTAGATTGACTTAATCTTAATTCGTAATCCTCTAAAAAATCAATAACGGCTTGAGGTGGTTCGTTCGCTCCTTCGATCACCACACCGTTTACTGTAAATAGTGTTTCCTCAACCTGCTTCATTACTATCTCGAGTTCATTATTAACAATATCCAAAAGAACTGTTTCCATTTCTGCTGGGTCGGTAACTCCTGCTATTACTTGCGATTCCCAAACATCAAGCGATATATCAGCTTTTTTAAAGCGTTGTATAAACTCAAAAATATTCGCACCCGTAACATTACGATAATTTTCATTGAATCTTTTAAGCCATTGCATATAAACCCTTTTAATCTTCCTTTGATTTTGTAAGACGCGTTTTTCAAGTTGTTGGTAGTCAAAATATGTGATCCTTGGTGGCGCGCTTGTCCATGCCTTTGCACAACTTGATTGAGCCATAAGAACTTCCATCTTATCGCTTATCATGAAATCAATCGCTGATTCCGTTTTCCGCATTTCTTTTTGTAGACAATGTATGCACATTAACGTGTGAAATTAGAATTTTGGATTGCTTTTTTTTTCTTTGGAACGACCATCCCGGAATAAGCTTTTACCCTCTTTCCGTTCTCATCAATCTCCGTAGAGTGTTTAAATTGATCAGGATGCTTAATCCTTTGCTGATTATAAAAAGAATTTTTATTCATTTATATATGGTTCGTTAGATTTATCGTCAGTTCCGTTTTTAATAGCCGCTTCTTTAATTTTCTTTGTTAATGAACCGCGATAATCGAGAAGTCCTTTAACAAAAGCTTCACCGGATGCATTAATCATCCTTTCCATTGTTTCTTCTGAGTTTGTATTTTCAAGGTCTTTAATAAATACAATTCCAAAGTTAGTATTGATGAACGGCTCATCACCGCCATCTATTGCTTTAAGTCCTTGAGATTTACGAACTTCATTAATGCTTAATATTCCTTTTTCCTGTTCTTTTAGCTTAATTTCAGTCTCTTTAATATTGTCGCTGAAGTCAGGAACATTCCAAGTAAAAGTTAAATTCTCCCATCCTTTATCCTTTCGTAACATATTAGTAATACGCTTTGAAGTCATATTCTGAAGAGGAATAATCTCATCGTCATAGAATTTTTTTACCTGCGCGTCTTGATTTGCAAGTGATGAAGTTTCTGTAATACCAAGCATAATAGGGGGAACACCAAAACCTACATAAATTTCCTCTCGGTTATATTTCATGAGATTTAAAAAGCTTCCTTCTTTTACGTCTTGAGTAAGCTTCTGAATTTTTACCTTTGCTTCTGCTCCGTTTGCTTGCAACACCGGAATACTTGACCATTCTTTTGAAGAACGAAGTTCATCCATGAATGCCTTTATACCATCGATTGACTTTTTGGATAATCTACCATTTTCAACCGTGATAGCGAATTTCTGTAACATTCCTCTTTCAAATTCATTTATATTGTACTCATTACAATACTTAGTAAGTAGATACGATTTAAGCAAAGTAATTGAAGGGGATATACCATAATACCTTCCGCGTGGGTTTGCGAGTTTAAACCACATCACATCGTTTAACTCACTATCATAGCTGTTTTCTTCTGTTCTATCTTCAATATCAGCATGGTATTTATTATAATATGTTTTTGCTTCGTCGATTGAATCTATCTGAACGAATCTTTCACCGGTATTAAATAAAGTTCCTCCATCATCTTTTTTCTGTTTCTTTCCAACTCTCAAAGTTCCGATAGGCATACTGTACATTGTTTCTGTTTGCTTATCTGCTTTGTTTCTTGCTATTTCAATTCCTGAACTTCCTGCAGTTTCTAAACTTATAATCATATCTTTGAAAATTTCTTCAAAGGTTTTCTCGGGATTAATCTCATCAAAAAATTCTTTTGCTTCGTCGATGTTCGGGTCGTCTTCTTCGCTTGATGTAATATTATATCCATTCTTCACCGTACTTGTGGCTAGAATATCGATACATGCTCTAGCAGTATTACTATTTTCATATAACGCTAAAAGATCAGGAATGTTATAAGGGGGCTGAACGATTGAACATTCTTCCCATCCGTCTTTTTCCTCTTGAGTTGTGTCAGCTTTTGTTAAAGATGGTGAACTATTAATTAGTCCTCCTTGATCGCTTATCGCTGAGTTAGCTTGTTTAGTCATAGCAATTAATTAATTGGTTGCCTTAATTTTACAATAAAGTCAAATAAAACAAAAGCTAATTACTTTTGATCTTAAGGAATTGCTTACTACCTTCAACAAATTTTTCCTCATCGATCAGTAAACCGTCCTCAATCCTCTTACGAGTATCTTTCATTAGCTTAATCTCTGATCTTATTTGAGGGTTTGATTCGAGCTCTTCTAATTCGGTGATGTAGGTTTCAATATTAGTCATAGGTTTGTTTGTTTATTTGGTTAGTCATAAGTTTAATTTTTTAAGTTGTTCTTGTTGATTAGATATTATTGTTGATTTACCAAATACTATTGCCTGTAATCGTTCAATCTCTTTATCTTTAGCTCTTGCTACATTCCTCATCCAATCAGCACAGAACCAGATGATTTTAATTGGCTTTGTTGGTTTTGATTGTTTATAATCCTTTTCCATTTCCTCTATTATCTCCTCGTTGGTTTGGTTAGTCATTAAATATAGTTTCAAGAAATAAAAGTAGTTCACTGGCTTGTGGGGTGAGTTGTTTAGTGGTTGTATTCATAAATCTTTCTTTATCAGGATTGATATTTTTAGTATCTTTCATCTCGAAAATATCCTGTAAAGAGCGAGTGAAGCCGAGAGGTTGCCAGAGCCTACACAGACTTGTGCCACCACATCCTTTCTTTCCCATCTCCTCAAGCACATCACCAATTAGGATAGGGTGTCCGAGGATTTTATATGGGTCTTTATCCTCATCGCTTCTCCTTTTCGTTGGTATAAATTCTTTTTTAAATTGGAAGCTCCAAAACCTTCCTTTGCCAATATATGTATATGGCTTATGCACATCTGACCAATTATTTTGAACAAGACACCCAAAACTAAGCGTCTTATCAGCAAGCCTATCTATAAGTTGTTCGTATTGTTTCATTTGAGTTTACATTAGTTATTAAGATGTAATCGTTTTAGCGTTTTTGTTAACAAGTGGGGGTGGTTTTAAAATGCTCTAACACAACCTTTCTGGCTATCTCTGAACACTTTGGACACATGCAAATGTCTACATGCTCTGATTCCAACACTCTCATTCCTCCAAGCCCTTTATATTTTTTGCAAAATTTACATTGTGTATAACTCATATATTCTCCCCACTTCTTTAGATCCTGTTTGGGGTAAAGGCTTTGATAGGTTATAAGTTACCAGCCAAGTTGTTTTGAAATTTCAGAAGTGAATCCTCCTTTTTCTTTTAATATTTTTTGAAAATAATCTCCAGTATCTCCTTGAAATAATGCGTTATCACTTTTTCCAAATCTCCATAGATGGCATAATCCGAATTGGCTCATTTCGTCAATTTCTTTTTTTTGTGCTTCATTCATAATATAGTCTTATGGTTAAGTAAGTTGTTTCTTTAACTCTTTAAAGCTTTCTTCTGATAGTTCAATCTCTTTACCATCTATTTTAATGGTATGTGTTTTGTCTACGTCTATTCCTGTAATTTCTTTAAAGATTTTAGGATCAAAGTTTGGAAGGTTTAAAAACTTCTTACGGTTATTTTCATCCGTTCTTCTCCAGAATATTTTCCAAGCAGTTTTATAATCCACTGATTTTAAGAATCCACTAGTAGTTTTATATGTTTCATTTTCTTCCTTTTCCTCATCTGTCATTTCTAATTCTTTAATCCAATAAGCTATTTTAAATTCTAAGAAATGAGGTGTATCAACTTCTGACCACATTTTACTACAAGGTTTATCAAACCAACCATAACCACTGTAGTCGATTGTAGAAAAATTACCACTAGAATATTTACTTATTGAGCAGTTACCAGTTGAGCGGTAGCCAGTTGAGCAGTAGCCAGTTGAGCAGTTACCAGTTGAGCGGTTACCAGTTGAGTAGTCACCAGTTGAGCA